TGGAGGTTTAGTATGTGTGGAAACTGTATATTGTGTACTGGCAATTGTATTATTACTCCCACTAACGTAACTATCATCTAGGAGGTGATCTAACAGTTACGTTACATCTAAAACTCTCTACATTGGAGAATGAAACGCGGTTGAGGTTATATAATCCTCAATCGCGTTTTCTCAAAATATCTTATGAATACACGCACATCATTAATTACGGTTACGTCATTGACGGCAACATTTGTGGCACTGTGCGCCGCAGTGTTTTCTGTAACCGGAATTGCCAAACTATTTGCAGGTGCCGCATTAAGTGTTGCAATCATGGCATCGGCATTGGAGTTGGGTAAGATTGTTAGTATTTCATTCTTATATCAGTACTGGACGGATATTCCAAAGGCATTAAAATATTATTTATCGGTTGCATCATGTATATTGATGGTTATAACGTCTGCCGGCATCTATGGGTATCTGTCATCTGCCTATGCAAAGGTTGCTGCAACCCCACTACAATTGTCCGCAGACATATCAACCACCGCATCAAAGGTTTCTTCCGTAGAACAAGACATTACCCGAAAAAATACTCGGTTAAACCAATTAATTTCATTGCGCACACAACAAGAAACTCGATTGGACAATCTTATCGGAAAAAGTACAACAGGAAACACCTCGTCGATTCGATCTACACAAGCACAATTAGCACAAGCTGATAAAAATGTCGTCGAATTACAACGTGAAATCACCGTTTTATCATCAACCAAAGATAGTTTATCAGCTATTTCTACATCGAAACAAGTAGAAATTGAAACAAATGGTGACATTGGTACGTTTGTATACATTGCAAAAACATTTGGAGTACCACTGGACACTGTAGTAAAATGGTTTACGTTAGTAATTGTATTAGTATTTGACCCGTTGGCCGTGGCCCTAGTAATTGCAATTAATTTTTTATTAAAGAATCAACCAACGGTAGTACCGTTAGAAACGACTACGGTAGATACTACGGACGAACCCTTCAAAGTATATGTGGAGTCTCCCACAGAGGTTCCTACGACCACTGTGGAGGTGTCCAAGATACCTGCATGGCAACACGGTAAGCATTCTGGATAATAGTATCCCTTGACATTTCTTACCAAATGTGTTATATTTAGGTATTCATATCAAGTGAGGTTACATGCCCCATCAAATTGGTTATTGCTGTATTAATACACAATTAAATAAAAAGAAAATTACCACTGGCCGTGGTATGATTCAACGTACATTTAACCAAAAAGGATTGCCATATGCATCTGAATTAGCTTTAGCAAATGCACGTGATCTTATTAAGATTATTGAATGGAATCATATTAACAACGTCAAAGTGTTTCGCATGGGGTCTGGTATCTTTCCGTGGGGGTCTGCATACAATGTATCGGACCTTCCCGATTATGACAAGATTGTAGATACTCTTAGTACTGCTGGTAAGTTAGCTGCAACATATGGACAACGTATTACCGCTCACCCTGACCACTTTGTAAAACTTGCTTCAACTAAGCCTGCTGTTGTTGAGAATTCGATCAAAGATCTTGAACTTCATTCTACCGTATTTGATCTTATGGGTCTTGCGGCAACTCCGTATAATGCGTTAAATATTCACGTTGGAATGAATTTCTCCGAAGAAGTGGCGTCCCGTTGGATTGCCGCTTATAATCGGTTGTCTCCAAATTGCAAAGCACGGCTTGTAGTAGAAAATGATGACAAGGCATCGTCGTTTTCGGTTATACAATTGTTTACGTACTTGTATGCCACACTCAATATTCCTATTACGTTTGACTACTTTCATCATCAATTTCATCCAGACGGACTATCTACACAAGATGCTGCTGAATTGGCCGCCGGTACATGGCCAGAAAATATAGTTCCATTGTTTCATTATAGTGAATCCAAAAATCTCAATGAGAATGTCACGGGTAATCCTCGTGCGCATGCAGATTATGTGTTCAATAAAATTGACGACTTTGGTATGACCCTCGACTTTGACCTAGAAGCCAAAGCCAAAGAACTTGCCCTATTTAAATATTGGAGTTTATGATGTTTAAAAATCATCATCAAATTTACACACATTGTGAAGAATTTGGAGTTATCATTGGACAGTATTGGAGTGGTTATGGGTTCTGGGGTCGTGTAAATTGTATTACGGAAAGTGGAGATGCTATTCTAGACCCCATGCCGAAGATGTGCGCTCGACATAGGGTTCGTCTGTCAACACTTATTACAAAGGGGAAATTAATTTACCCGGTCATGTTGAATCCTTATAAACAATGGCGTACAGGTAAAACACATATACAAGTACTGGCACTTGGTCGTGATGACAACTATTATCCATTTGGCGAACTTCGTCGTAACTATCTACCAATAAAGAGTGAACAACATGAAGATATCATTTGCAATAACAACACATAATGAAGGCGAATACATCCAGAACTTACTAAGTCAGTTGGTTCCATTTTGTGAGCAAACTGGAGATGAAATTGTAGTCGTTGATGATTATTCAACCGATGAATTTACGGTGGCACTGTTGGATGCATATGCAACTGGTGGTGAGATTAAGTTGATTAAACATGCCTTAAACAATAACTTTGCGGAACATAAGAACTTTCTGACACAACAGTGTTCGGGAGATTATATTTTTCAAGTAGATGCGGATGAAACACTACATACAAATCTACTAACATATATTCATGACCTTATCGAACACAACCCACAGATTGATTTGTTTGCTATCCCACGGGTCAACGTAGTGACGGGATTGACTGACGAGGATATTGCAAAGTGGGGATGGAGAGTAAACGAACAAGGATGGGTTATGTTTCCTGACTATCAAACTAGAGTCTATCGTAATCACGCAGATATTAAATGGGAAGGAAAAGTTCACGAACGTATTGTAGGATATAAAAATATGGCACCGTTACCCGACGAAGAAGAATGGGCACTGTATCATATTAAAGACATAGACAGACAACGGCTGCAAAACGAGTTTTATAGCCAACTATAAACCGAGAAATTTATGATTAAAAAAATATTACCTCTTATAATTTTGATGTGTGCAATATACGCAACAAACGAAATTCCAGCATTCACAATGAACAAAGTACCTAAGTCACAGCCTACACAAACAGAACTGTTTATGGATAGGGTTGCTCGTATTGAAAGTGACGGTAACTATAAAGTAGTTAATCGATATGGGATGATGGGAAAGTATCAGTTCAGTCCAAGTACAGTACGTGCGTTGGGATTTAGAATGACGCCACGACAGTTCTTACAGAATGAAGATATCCAAGATACGGTGATGTTAGCGTATATGAAAGCAAACTATCGGGAATTGAAACATCTGATTGACCGATACGACGGCAAAACTAAACACGGTATCAAGATTACCCGAGCAGGAATTCTTGCAGGAGCACATTTTGCTGGTAGTGGAGGTGTTGTTACCTACTTGACTTCTGACGACAAACATGGTATAATTGATGGTAACGGCACATCTATCCGAAAATATATGTCGTCGTTTAGCAATTTCAAATTGCCACCACTATCATTATAGGATTACTTATGACAATATTCATAGTATGTGTATTACTACTATATGTAACAGCAACAGGGTATATAATTTTTAATTTATCAAAGAAAATTACCCTATACGAACAATCTATACAACAATTTTACGAAGACACCAGTATGGTGTTACATACAATGCGTGTATTAGATGAGAAAAAAATGTTTGAATCCGACGACGAAGTGGGCACATTATTTCAGCAATTAACTGAGATAGTGGGTTCACTTCGTCCACTTTTATATGGAACTACTGATGACGAAAACTAAAAAAACTGATTTAGAAATGCGACGAGCAAAACTGGGAAAGATGTATTTTACCCCAGAAACAGAAAAGGCAATTGTTGAATATAACAAGTCTACTGATGAAGATGAAAGAAATACAATCTTTAGAGAAAGAATTCATGCTCCAATAGATAAGTTAGCAGAAAATATCATTAATCGATTTAAGTTTCCATATATGAATGGAAATTTTGAAGACATTAAAAACCAAGTCGTGTCATTTTTGGTATTAAATCTACATAAGTTTACTGAAGATAAGGGAAAAGCATTCTCTTATTTTTCTGTTGTAGCAAAGAACTACTTAGTCTTACACAATAACAACTCGTACCGTGATGAGTTACGGTCTTCATATTTGGTAGATTCCTCTAGCGACGAATCGTTTATGTTGGAAGAAGTGCTCACCACAAAACCCGATGCGGAAACTTCCCAACGAGATACCAGCGACTTCGTGGAGTTATTAGTTCAGTATTGGGACTTTAATTTAGACCGTATTTTTAAGAAACAACGTGACCGTGAAATTGCCAACGCCGTTGTTGAGTTATTGAAACGGGCAAACTCCATTGAGAATTTCAATAAAAAAGCATTATATGTACTCATTCGTGAAATGACGAATAATAAAACGGTTCATATTACCAAAGTTATTAATAAAATGAAGGTCCACGTTCTTAAACAAATGAAAGAGTACAGAAAGTCGGGTTATTTAGTCGATCCCTCTATGCTTTTCGTCTATAACCCAGAGAAATAACTATTTATGTAGTAGACCTTTCTCATAGACTATCTTATGGCATTTGATGACGTTATTTTTGAAGGAAAAACATTATCGGATATGTTTTCCGATGTATATAAAAATACAAATACAAAGCGCGAACAGATTAATAGTTTCGTAGCTAGTTTTGTAAAAATGATCCGTACCCCAGAAGATGCGGCCGTTATGGGCCCTGTTATAAAAGATTTTCTGGAAGTAAACGTGCGTAATGATGAACACATTGTACGATTGGTACAAATTGCTCAACGGTTGGTCGGTGTTTCTTCTAAAAACGCCGACACTGGCCTGCTTACTGAGGAAGAAAAATCTCAATTACTTAAGAATATTAAATCAGATTTTGAGTCGGTAATAGCAGAACAAGACGATTTAGACATTACTTTAGAAGGAATGAAAAAGTAATATGGCATCGGGAGATAAGTACGTATATAATGGTAAACCCGATGGTTTATTGGCTACTTCCGGTACTACTGAATCCGCTCGAACGGTTCCAAATCAATTTTACGAAGCAATTGTTGTCGATGTAATATTGGATCACCACCACCCACAGTATGCTAAAAAAGATGGGTATAACGTCGGTGCTGTTAAAATTCGTATATTCTCCGTACACAACGGGAGAAAGGACGAGTTATTGGATTGGGCAGACCCAATTGAATCTGCAATAGTAGAAATGCCATTAATTGGTGAACTAGTTATTGTTCATAAAATTCTTGGGAACTTTTTTTATACACGAAAAGTTTTTCTCGCCCATAGAGTACAAGAAAACGGCATGTTAAAGTTAAATGATGCGTTAAATAATAGAGGAGAACGTATCAAATCTAAAATTGCAGTAACGAAACAAGAAATAACAGTAGATAAACATAAATTTGGTGAATACTTCAAACCAGATAGTCGAGTTCGTCCGTTAAAACATTTCGAAGGTGACTTGGTTATTCAAGGACGTATGGGAAATTCTATTCGATTTGGATCAAGTCAGATGGAGTTATCAAGTCCAGGCATGGCTCCAAATATAATACTTCGTACTGGACAAGGGAAGGACGTTGAAAAAACGGACGCAACTAAAGATAGTGTGTTTGGATTAATATTAGAAGATGTTAATAAAGACGCATCTTCTATCTGGATGACTTCTGACCAAAATATTCCATTCGAACCCATAACAATTAATGCCGGCTCATTCAATAGGTCCATGCAAGTTCCGCCACAAAAATATGGCGGTGCTCAAATTCTAATGAATTCTGATTCAATTGTATTGGGTGCTAAGAAAACTCATATATTACTGTATTCAAATGAAGAAATTTATTTGAATAGTTTTAAAAATACCGCAATAGATACTGATAGTAGTATTATACTCACGGCAAATTTAGACATCGAACTCAAATCAAGTCGTCGTATAGATGTACAAGCAGATTCCGATGTTACTATTATATCCGGTAATGATATATCAATGGTTGGAATAGGTACCATGTCACTGCTTGCTAAAAAAATATATCTGGGAAGTTCTGCAAATGATGTAGAGCCTACGGTGGGTGGTACAAGTTTATCAATGTGGTTGGCTAGATTAATTCAGGCGTTGATGGGGGTTGGAATAACACCACCACAATTACCATATCAATTGACGGGTTCACCAATACCAACTACGGTAGTTCCCCCACTAGTACCTGGTCCTGCTGCTATTACTCACGGGTTAATGGGAAGTATGCCAGTACAATTATCATCCGTTGTAATAGCGGGACTAACTGCATTATATGCCGAGTTAATACCGCCAAATGCCGGTTCGATTAAAAAATTACCATACTCCGGCGCACCATTTAATAGTTCTGATGTATTTGTGAATATGGGGAATGAAGACACATCGGTTCTCGTTGAAAAAAATGAGTTTAAAAAAGGTGAACAAATAAAAACTGAAAATAGTAAATGGAAACTTTCCGATGATTATTACAAGGTGTTATAATTATGTCATTTGACCCATTAAAAAATGCAATGGATGCTACAAAAGCTGCCGCCTCAAATTCTTCGGTTCCTAGAAATGTTGCTGATGCAAACTCGTTGGCATCCAATACCGTAAATGCCACGACGGATGCCGCACAAGCAAAATTGGATGAATTAGCAAAGTTTAAAGATCCGGAGTTTATAAAAAAAGAAGCAGAAGCTAAAGCAATGACGCTGATAGCAGATAAACAACAAGAATTGTTAGCACAAAAAACTGATATAGAAAAACAAGTAACAGATAAACTAACAGTATTGACTGAAACATTGGCATTAGCGTTAACTATATATCTAGCATTTCCACCAAAATTGCCGGCAATTGATGTCAAGGCATTGGCAAAAAAAGCATATACAAAGACAAAAAAAGAACTACAAGAATTACGACGGACAGTAAGTAAAGAAAATTTGAAAAAAGGAAAAGAGGCATTTAAATATCCAATGAAACCAAAGGAATTGCCAACACTACCTAAGCCACCGGAAATACCAAAGTTACAAATACCAAAATTATAGTGTTAAAATCATCTTAAAGTTTAATTTACCACCATTTATATAGAGAGTGTTTTATGGATAGACAATTACTTAAAGCATATATCCGTACCATTGTTGAGGAAGAAGTTACCCGAATTCTACCGCAAATGCTGTCGGAAGCAGTGTCACAAGTTAAGCAGTTAAAAGAAAATGTAACACCAACAAAAAATGCACCAAAATTTGACCGTAACAGGCTCTCAGAATTAATGGGTGTTTCATACGATGGTAACACGATACAAGCAACAACTAATAATTTACCGTCTCGACTTCCTGATAATGTGCCGACAGACGCAGATCCAGAAGTAGTGAAGGCAATTACGAAAGATTATTCGGCAATGATGAAGGCAATGAAATTAACCTGAGATAAGATATGGCACAAGGAATTGGTATTACTTTACCAATACAAATTGGCAACATGGGATATTTTCAACAATCCTTTGATACATTAGTTCAAGTAAAATCAAATTTTTTAAACTTGATACTTACACGAAAAGGTGAACGTGTACACCAACCTGAATTTGGGTGTGGTATTCATGATTATCTTTTTGAACAATTGACTCCTGAAAATATTGAAGGCGCTCGATTATCGGTTGTAAACGCTGTAGAACGATGGATGCCGTTTTTAGAACTTGTGCAGTTTGAACTTAATGCAGAACCAAACGATTTGGATAATAATAGACTTCGATTATACGTGGGATATCGTTTAAAGAAGAATCCAAATATCAGAGACACTATTATTCTAACGTTTTAGGAGATAATCAATGGCAGTGAACCAATCAATTACAAAAAAATTCAATCCAAATTTCAAAGATGTTAATTATCTGTCAAAGAATTTTTCCGAATATCGGCAAAATTTGATTGAGTTTGCTAAATCATATTATCCAGATACGTATAGTGATTTTAATGAAGCGTCACCTGGTATGATGTTCATGGAAATGGCAGCATATGTGGGTGATGTTATGTCATTTTATATTGATAACCAGTTCAAAGAAAATTTATTGTTGTTTGCAAAGGAAAGAAATAATGTTGTAAGTATATCACAGGCATTGGGCTATAAACCTAAACTTACTGCAGCAGCCACAGTAGAAGCAGACATATATCAGATGGTTCCCGCATTGGGATCTACGTTTAATTACGAACCTGACCAGAAATTTTTCTTAAAAATATTAGCAAATTCTAAATTTTCTACAAGTACGTTACCAACACAAAATTTTCGTTCTACTGAGGATGTAAATTTTGCCGATGGATTAAATAGAACCATTCGCGTATTGGCACGTGATGCGTCAAATGCACCAACCATGTATGTTGTGTCTAAGAAAATAAAACTCGTATCGGCAGATATAAAAACGGCAACGTTTTCGTTTGGTTCGGCACAAAAATTTTCTAAGATAGAAATTGTAGATTCAAACGTTATCTCAATCACTAATGTGACAGATTCCGATGGAAATCCTTGGTATGAAGTAGATTATTTGGGACAAGATTTAATCATAGAAGAACGTAATATAGAATCTCGTGGCACCGGTGGATTTTTTTCATCCACCGTCATGCAATCTGGGTCATTGTCTCCCGCAAAACTTGCAATATTTCGTAAAAAACCAAGAAGATTTGCCACAAGAATTAACTCTGATATGAAATTAGAATTATGGTTTGGGTCAGGAACAAACGATACTAGTGATGAATTATTGACATTGAACTCCACACAAATAGCTAATTCAAAATATAATCAAGTTATTACTAACTCATCACTAGATCCTGCGGATTTTATATCAACGGATACGTTTGGTTTGGCTCCTGCTAATACTACACTAACGGTTACATATATGGTGGGCGGTGGAATAGAATCAAACGTGGCGTCAAATACAATTACTAGCGTAGACTATGTTAATATTGCAAACAATCCAGCAAATTATACCTCCGCAGAACAAGGATTATATAATCAAGTAGTATCTAGTGTAGCTATTCTTAATGAAGAACCTGCACGTGGTGGGGGAAGCACAGAAACGGTAGAGGAAATACGGCAAAATGCCTTAGCATTTTTTAATGCACAAAATCGAGTTGTTACCGATAAGGATTATTTAGTACGTAGTCTGGCCATGCCAGCACAGTTTGGACAAATATCAAAGGTATTTGTAGTTCGTGATGAACAAATTAACGCAATTGCACGACAAGATTCTGGTTCATTGACGTTAAATAACGATCAAAATCCATATAACGACCGGTCATATGTAGTGGACCCCGTTGCTCCCAACGCAATTAATTTATATGTGTTGGGGTATGACGAAAATAAAAATTTAGCTACATTGAATACATTAGTAAAAAAGAACTTGGCTAAATATTTAGAACAATATAGAGTACTTACTGATGACGTAAATATTTTAGATGCGTTTGTTGTGAATGTCGGTGTTCAATTTCATATTGTGGTGTACCGTAATTATAATATGAATGATGTTGTTGCACGGTGTATTGATGCAATTAAAGATTTCTTTGATATTGCAAAGTGGCAAATTAATCAACCAATTATCATGAATGATTTACGATTAACAATTGGGTCGGTGGAAGGTGTGCAAACAATTTCCGATGTAATTATAACAAATAAGTATAGATTCCAAGATGGTCGTGATTATTTTGAATATCGATATCCTATCGAAGAAGCAACTGTAGATGATATTGTATATCCATCACTTGACCCATGTATATTTGAAATACGTCACCCAGAAACCGATATTGTTGGATTCGCTCGTCAATAGAGATAATATATGAGAACATTCCTACCAACAACACAAGATGCAACAATTTATGAACGATACCCAACACTAAATACTGGTCTTGATGAAATTATTGAAGTTGGAAAAATAATAAAATCATTAGATGGCCCCAATCAATATGCGTCGGGATCAGCTCGTATATTATTAGATTTTAATATACCATCGACACAACAGTACTCCACTAGTTCAGTATATTACCTAAATCTTAGAATTGCTAACGCAACAAATGTTAACCGATACCAGCAATTACTGGTGTATCCAGTATCACGGAACTGGGTAGAAGGTAGTGGATATTTTTATCAAGATGTAGAAAATGTAGAAGACGGCGTAACATGGCAACAAGCTACTAACATAACAAATTGGACAACATCAGGAAGTGATTATACGACGGTACTATACTCTACACACAGTATATCAAACGTGCCCATCGAAGATATTAAAATTAATGTGACTAGTATAATTGCACCGGTTGTTGCTGGAAATAATGCAACAACCTGGCGTGGATTGGTGATTAAATTTCCAGACGCCGATGAACTGGATTCTACGAACGTGGGTAATATTAAGTTCTTTTCAGGAAATACACACACTATATTTGCTCCAAAATTAGAAATTGTTAGTGTAAATCAAACCTTCGTTACTGGAAGTTTAAAACCCATTCCAAATAGTAATGTTACAATTGTTCCCAAGAATATAAAAGAAGCATATACTCTAGGAGAAATAGATAAAGTATATCTAGTAGTTAGAGAACCATATCCAGACAGAAAATTTAACGCAACCCAACGGTATAAAAACATCTACTACCTACCATCAGAATCGTATTTTAGAATACGTGACCAAGTGGCAGATACGGTAATATATGAGTTTGATCAATATTCTGCTATAAATTGCGATGCATCAGGTTCTTATATTATATTAGATACGTCTGGATTGGAGGTAAATCGATATTATACATTGGATTTGAAAGTAAAATCAAGTGGATTGGTGTTCTTCCCAGAGTTTAATTATACGTTTAAAATAGATTCCGATGATTAATATATTTAATTCTTATATTCCAAAATTTTTGGTAAATCTTAAAAAGGATAACGAAGATATTATAATAGTATCCTCTTCATATTTCTCCCCAGAGGGTGACATATATGAATTAGATACACGTACATTATCTCCTAATTTAATACAAACCACACAATCTTTACAAGAATTACAACCGGAAATTTCTACGGTATATCCTTTTAAAATTGTAATGCCGTTAGATTTTGATGGGTCTACTATATTACAAGGTCCAAGTATGACCACCGAACCAACCGCCTCACAGGGATATTATGCACCTATTTACTTTGAACGATATAACGCTGATGTTATTAAAAATATAGACACGCAATTTACTGAGTTGAGTATATAATATGCCAAATCAAGCAAATTTTAGAAGTGATGTAACAACTCAGACAGAACCTCGATTTACTGCATCTAGAATTGTAAGTAACCCAAATGAAATAATTCTATTTGAAGAAGTTCCGGCAAGTTTTGCATTTGACGCACAAGACAATGTGGAAGTACATTTTTATACAATTCCTGGAAATCAATTATTATTAAGTACAACCATTACATTAAGTGATGGTATAATTAAATCTCACATAGTGTCTTACGGAGATAATTCATATAAAAATTATATCAGAATAGATTTTACAAAACTGTTCAAGGATAAAAATTTAATACTAGTACCAGGTGATTATCGAATGGTATTAAACTTCTTTTCAGATGAAATTGGAAGTTATACTGATAAACGATTGACTATTGATACTATATCACCGTTACGAACCGAAGTTCAATTAACATTTAATAATGTTGTTGATGATGTAACACGTAGAGAAGATGCTTATTTACTTAGAGAATTTGTTGAACCGTCATTTAATAAGTCGGATGCGGTAGGAGTGGCGCAGAAAATTTTTAAATCCGGTGTAGAATTGAATAATTCAACGGAAGGAGTTACGGTGGATAACGTAGTAGCAAATATAGAAATTCCAGAAATAAATCAAACCTACGCAAATACTATAGCAAGAATTGACAAGTTAAATTTACGAGAATCGTTTAATATACAAGTTAATGATTTTCTTTTACAATTATATACTTTCATAAGTGAAGACATAATTATTAATGGCGATGACCGAATACAACAGGACGAATACGAGCAAATTATTCGATCTGTTGTGCGGGACAATATAGGAAATTTGCAACAAATTATGGACAGTAGAATACAAGTTAGTTAATTACGAATCACTTTAAACGGAATATATAGATGGCTATTGGCGATAATTGTAGATCAAGTGACGATTGTAATTCAAATACTTTTTTTGACACGGCGTTAGTTTGTTTTAACGGAACGTGTGTGGAAAGTTTTGGTGGGGGAATAACGGTTACACCAACACCTACACCAACGTCAGGTGGTACCGGTAACACAACAGATGACGGTGCGGACAATCTTGCACCAAAAAAACGTTGCTGTGGACCCAGTACCAACTATGTCTGTAGACAGACGTTGGCTAATTCATGCCCACCAGACACATCAGAATGTGATGAAGTGGGTAGTTCGTGTGCGCCATATTGTAATATGAAGAACGAATATACCCAGTGTGCTACATTATTGGGAAATGAATGGACGGGAGAAGCTACCCGCACAGTAAATGTGTTGGTAAATGGAAGTCCCACGCCGGTTGGGTGCATATCATATCCAGGTGTACCAAGTGATTGGGATAGAAGTGAATGTATTAAAATTGTAGACCCGCCAAAATGTCCGCCACTCGGTGAACTTTTGTACTGCGAGAATGGATATAATTCTACAGGTGCAACTAATGCAGTACTTTCGGATGGTGGAGTAAATGGAGTCTGCGGTATCTACAGAGAAAATAATGCACTGTGCGACATTGAGGTTATTTGCGACCCAATACCACCATATTTCAAAAGATGTGATGGAACAACGGGTTTGTATGCCGATGGATGTAATGAAAAAACCCCAGATCAATGGGAACGGCGTGCAAATGATCTAAACTGTGTGGCAACACCAACGTCAACACCAACGTCAACACCAACGTCAACTCCAACGTCAACTCCTAATGGAACACCAACGTCAACTCCAACGTCAACTCCTAATGGAACACCAACGTCAACTCCTAACGGAACGCCAACGGCAACTCCTACCGCAACCCCTCTACCAACAGTAAAATGGAGAGATTGCATTTCTGGAGAATTATTTGCTGGAATTCCAAGTGATAGACGAGAAGTTGGATATAGTGGACCAGGAGGAGGTACCTGTTGGGAACCTGTAACAATTGTTACATTTAATCCTAGTTTAAATGATGAATTGGTATTTCAATACCAACGAGGCTCTACACAATATCCAATGGCAAAAATAATAACGGCAACCAATTCATCTACGGCAATATCATATGAATTGCAAATAACAACCAATTTAGATATTACAGTTACGCCCAACGTATTTATGATACCGCCAAGAAGTAATGTATCATTTACGGTTCAAGTAACACCTAAATTGTTAAATGAATTAGAAACAGGTATGTCCAAATTACGAATGTCTGTCGGCATTAGAGAATTATAATGAGTACTATTCCATTTTTACTTAGTTATACACCATATGTACCGCCAACGGGCACCAGTACAGTCAATTCCATAAATGATATGGTGGTAATTACTTTCAATCCACCAACAGAAATTAATTACGCTATAGGAACAACCCAGCAATATAATGATGTAATTACAGTTAAAAATATTACGTCAAATGTAAGATTGGAAACTACTATAGAGTTTAACGATAAAATGTTGGGGATACGTACAGATAATACAACAAGTCCATATGTATTTATAGTGGAACCTGGTGCGCAAGTTATATTACCAGTTACCTTAAAAACTGCATTTTTTGATGCACGGTCAAGTATTGCACCAGTAACGGCACCAATAAATTTTATAGTCAAAAATTTATCGAATGGGTCAGTGGCCCTTAAAAATATATAATACTATGGGTAACTATTAATGGCATATACTGACGAATACATTGAAGCAAATAGAATCGGAAATAACGTACCGGACAACTACGTAACCGTTCGTACCTCGTCTGGTGGATTTATTTTTCTAAATCCTGCGTATCCAGAGTCGATTCGGTTGTACGAGTCCGGTGAGCGTACGGGTGGGCCGGAAGAAGCCGCATCTGCGCCAGGTACATGGGTCAGATTTTTGCCAGAGGCACCACCCCCAGCAGTATACTCACAGTCAGTTACACATCCGATAGATACACCCGCCGATCCAGCAATTACGGTGGCACCAGCACCGACTACAGTAACGCAACAAGTGGTGACCCAACAACGTGACAAGTTTAATACAACTATTTCCGCAATTGTACGAGTAATTATAACTCCTGCAATAACTCCATCACAAGTATTAACCAGAAGTAATTCTATAGTAATTAAACCTACCGTAATTAATGTAAATCTTTCTGAACCCATAATTACGTCTGCGTTAGAATTTTTACAAACAGCAATTAACACGTATGTAGACGAAGAACGAACGTTAAAAACGTTATTAAATTATGGTGAAGATAAACAATCGGTTGCATTGGCGTATCGATATGGACCAGTTGATGTAAATGGATTGCAACGGCTACAATTAAAACTATTACAGCCAGTACCAGATGATATTACTGTTAGTTCCTCTGTATTTTTAAGTCGAGAAGTTACCAAAACATTAATTGATAAAGTCCGTGTTAGATTTGCGCCTGAATTGGATGCTACTCCATACTTACGTCCAAAAAATTTAGCAGTACAAACTGATCTTGATACTGGAAAGTCATTAAATAACATGACGTTACAGAAATTATCACTGCAATCAGGGTCAATGGGGGCAACTGATCAATATCAAAATAAAACTTTCGAAGACGAAATTTTTAGACAATGGTATTCATACGACTTCAAATCATCAGAACTTAATATAGATTTTACTGATTATAATAATTTTATTTTTTATGGGTCAGCCGCAATGCGACTTGAAACATTTAAACAAAAAGTTACTCAGTTAGAAACATTAGAATCTAAACGTATACAATTTTTAGCTAATTATACATCAAATACGGCGTCCGTGGGATTAATTTATCTACAAGACCAATCCGCTACATTTGCAAAACAACAAGAAGATATTATCCGTGGATTTGACCGATATGAACAATATTTGTATTTCACGCCGTCGGGGTCCAATAGTCCATATTCTGCATCCGCTTATTACGCAGACACTGGACAAGAATATAATTCACTTGCGTATTGGCCAAAGTCGGGAAGTGCGTTATGGTCCGTAAGTAGTACTACGGTTGAAAATTGGTATGAAACGCAAAGTTTAATTGCACAACGATTTGATGAATTTAACGAAAATAATTTAGTTAATACCATCCCATCACATCTCCGTGAGGATGATGCATCTGGTGCATATATTACATTTGTATCTATGATGGGACATTTCTTTGATACGATTAAACCGTTCGTAGACCAATTTCCGAACATATACAGTAGAAATTTAAATCCAAACGAAGAACTTTCTAAAGATTTAATTAATGAAATTGCAGAATCTATCGGATTTACATTACCAACATTAAATTCTGTGTACAATTTAGCAGATAATATTATTGGAACGGATTCCGAAATTCCACGCAGAGATATGTCCGCGGAACTTTATAAAAGATTATTACATAACTTACCGTTCTTTGCAAAGGCAAAGGGTACGAAAACTGCTCTAGATACGTTATTAAAAACGTTTGGTATTGGACCGCAATTACTCAGCGTGAAAGAAACCGGAACTCCTGAATCCAGTTCGTATCACGTATATGACGAATATACGAATGGGTTACAATTTACTCAAGCAAAAACTTCATATATAGAGGTGCCGGTATCTGCATCAACACGTACTCCTACAACACTACAATTTACGTGTGTTACGGAAAACACAACAACACCAATTACAACCTTAGTAACTGGTGACGAAAAGTGGGCATTACACGTAGCGAGACATCCAAGTAATACGTCACTTGGTAGATTTATAATAACATCTGGTAGTAATACTATACAAATATTGTCAAGTAGTTACCACGAAATTTACAACCAACCGGTGAGTATAACATTACAAACATACGCATCAACATCATCGGTATACATAATACAGACAGACGGCGAAGATCTAATATTCAGTTCAATATCAAGTAATTCAGATAAATTCCCATCACTGTGGCAAAGTACAAATTATGTTTATATGGGCGCATCGGGTTCTCGGACAATTTCTAGATTTGAAGGCACAATTGACGAAATACGTTTGTGGAATGACACATTATCAGATGAGGTAATTCTAAACACGGTATTTGATGCCGGTTCAAACGCAGGTGACACATATTCATCCGCTGCTGATAATTTATTGGTGCAATTATCTTTTAATAAAATTGATACCGGATCATTAATAGCGTCATCTTCGGTACCAAACGAAAGTCCATATAAAAATATATCTGTGTCTCCATCATTAGAAACATTATCAACATTTAATGTCACTGGGTCTGATTTTGTGAGGTACAACAGAACAATTCGACAAGAAATGCCATTTGCGGGGTCAAGTGGATATATAACAAATAAAGTAAAGGTGGCCGCGCCACCGGTATTTATTGATGATACGAAAGGAGCAAGATTATACAGAACACAAAGTATTGTTTCTGCGCAGACAAAAAAACTTCGTAGAGGTCGTAATAAAGTTGTATTGGCAATGTCTCCAACCGAAATCATCAACCAAAATATCATTCGTAATTTAGGATTAGAAAATATTAATGCAGTACTCGGGTCACCGACAACATTATACACGCAGTTTGATAAATCGTTGGAAACATTAAAACGACATTACCAACAATATCATTATGTGTATGTCAACACGAATCGATTTATACGAATTGCCGCAGATGTAGGGTCTGTATTAAATCAAGTAATGGATTATTTTATTCCATCAAAGGCGGCAACAATCCAAGGCATTCTTATAGAACCAAATATTTTGGAACAGGTAAAAATACCACCCGTAAAAAATATTCGTTTTTATGGAAAAGATACAAAAAAAACCTTATCGGCAGTTGGGTCATTATCGAGCAGCCGACCAGATTATGGAGCCACATTTAATGTATCTGATGTAATAGAATCTGCGGTCACAACGGTAGAAGGAAATTATCCGACGTATAGAGTGCAAGAACAAGTAACATTGCCACTACCCGTTTCTGCAAATGTCATTAACCAGACCACAAAGTTAGATATGCAACCTGCCACATTAACAGGAAGTTATTCAAACTTAAAAACCACGATAGCAGAAGATGTGAATCTGGTAGAGGCAAAGTTTACAACTTATAACAAACGACATGAAATATGGCAATTGACGGACATCAGTTCTTCCAGACCAGCACGAGCTTCAAATATTGACATGCAGTTATCTGACATGAACAAAATTCCATATAATGATGTAAATAACGGAAGTATAGGATCAGAGCCATACAGTAGATTATATACTAGAAAATTATTTGATACGGAAATTGCCACACCTCGGTTGGGAGGAAATACTAGTATATATGTACCTGCGGTATATGATATTCAACCGTCAACAGATTTTAGAGATGTGGGAGTATACACATATTTTAACGATACATATGGAATTTATTATTTTCCAGTAATAGTAAAAACCCCAGTATATACGCGGCCACTAAATGCCACATGGAACAACGTCAGTCAATCATTTGACGGGGATATTACATGGACTGTTGGAAAAAAATACAACATTTATGATGTGGTATATCAAAACATAGATAGTACATATACGAGTATTGATGGTTCAATAAAAGCCGCACAGGGTGGTAATGGAAAATATTATGTATTTACCACAAGAACATCATATAAAGAATCCACGGATGGTACTCCAGCATATACTGACGGAGTTCCATCATATACACCGCCATCCTTGGATAAAAACAATTGGGAATTATTAAGATTTTTACCTATACAAAAACTAGAACCGCGCAGAATTGTATATGATACATATACTATACCAACTCCTGCGCTAAATAATTATAAAACAACCACGATATCAATAAATAAAATTATAGATGTGCCAGACAGATATGTAGATTTATTTTCTTTACCATCGGTGAATGGAAACTCATATATTACTGGTGAGGTAGTGGTACAAAATATCGCATTGTTATTCGGAATACAAACAGGAACTACTGGATTGCGTATTCGTTTTTATAGAACACAAACGGCACGTGACGTAGATATTGCACGACCCATTGAAAGTATGCCATTAAATTCACACGGCGTACTATTAGATATGCAAATGTCCACTACCAACGTAGAAACCATAGGACCAATTTCTACATTAGTGGCTGATAGTATGCCACCTTCCGGAAAACTTTTTTACACGATAAATAATACTACTACAACTATAAAAGATGTTAATTTATTATTATATTATTATGCATTACAAATTGAACCACGAATTCCGTTTGGATATTTGCGCAAGCATTATAGATTTTTTAGAGACAATTCCACTGCTACGAAACGACGAAATTATGTAGGATGCTTAAACACAAAAGATACTACAATTGATGGGCGTGACCCAGTTGAAGTATTCTTAAGTGAAGGAACAGATATTACGATTGCAAAAACACAAACCAATACGGAAATAACTACGGGTGGTGGTGGAACCTTAAACGTAACGTAATAAAACAAACAATACTATATATGTATATCAGACCTCTTATTATTCGGAGTTATTATTTATGGGATATTTAAATAAAGCAAGCGTTACGGTTGACGCTATTTTAACAAAAAAAGGACGAGAATTGCTTGCACAAGGCCGTTCTGCATTCAACATTACACAGTTTGCGGTATCAGACGATGAGATTGATTATTCTTTATATGATCCCGCTCACCCACTTGGAACGGAATATTATGGTTCGGCGATTGAAAATATGCCCATTGTAGAAGCTTCCGTAGATGAAACACAAAATTTACGATATAAACTGGTCACCTTTGCCCAAGGACAAAATACAATTCCATTATTACAAGTTGCACCAATTTCTATTGAACTACGATATTCTACGAACGCATTGGGACAGCAGGTAACGGTAATTACTACCGGCGGAACTAATCTGGACCAAACACTTGGATACACTGCAATTCTGTATGACAGAGAAGCTGCTTCATTAACAAGTAATGGTGTGGCTGGAAGTGCAACGGTACCATTGTTTGTGGGAGAAACCTCTTCGGTAAATTCACAGAATGCCATCGTATTAACAGGGACACAATTTACCCTCACCCCACGAAATGTAAATACGGAAACATCTACACAACTAGTAATTATTGGCAATGAAACCGGCGCAACAAAGGTAATTCCAGTAACTATCCTTCCAGCTACAGTAGCGTAACCAACACTAGGAAATATATATGACTATTTACACAACTCTTCAGAACGATGATATAGTGACCGCAAACCCCACAACCATAACTACTGGATTGTTCACGGGTGATACGGGTTCATTTGAAAATTTATTGTATATTAATGATGGCGATGGCCAACAGTTTGGTACAAGTGGCGAATATTATTTTGACGCATTTAATATTGATCCTACTAGTAATCCACTAGCGGAAGTACAATTTGCCATTAGTTATGGTCACATAAACGGCGGTGGTTCTCCAACGCTTGATGTAAATGAACAATCAAAACTACCAACAAAAGCAATATACAGTCAATATAGAAATTTATTATTAAATCCCGAAGATACAAAATTTTCTTTTCAAGGGGTAGATTCCGACCACATATATGTCATAAATTTTCAACGAGCTCGTATTAGAGAACAACTTGATCCGGGAAATTGGGAATTGCCGTTGTCTGGTGCAAATGGAATTAGTACGTTTATCGATGATAGTGGTCAAACATTAGGCGCACTAACTGCAAATAGTAAAGCAGGTAGAGTGTTTAACATAATTTCCGGTGCCTTGTCAAGTACATCTGGTTCAATTTCTGCCGCAACGGGGTCAACCACTTGGGGAACTAGTGGACCTGGATATGGATTAGTATATCCAGATTTAGGTATCATTGTATTAAACCCAAATGCAATTGGTCCTGCGGTTGGATTCTTTACATCGGCATCATCAGTGCTATTGACAGGAAGCCAGGCCACATCGTCTAGAGACACATTGTACTATTCAGCCACCTATCCTGACTATAATGAAACTACACAATATCCATTTGCACCAATTGTGCATGCACTCAGTGAAACTGCGTGGGGTTCCAATAAATCTGCGTACAATCATGCTGGATTATATGTAGCAATTAGAAACGCAACATTTGCTACTGGAAGTAATAAGGGATTTAGAGCACGTTCTGCTGAAACTATTGCCTCTACCCATTACTTTGTAAGATTACGTAATAAAGAATATAATTACTCTAATAATCCAACATTCTCCAATCCAAATACGGGTGTATTAATCCAATCGAGTTTTAAAAATGATCCAAAAGTTTATATTACAACGGTTGGATTATATAATTCTAAGAATGAATTGTTGGCAGTGGCAAAATTGAGTAAACCAGTTCGTAAAAGTTTCGATGAAGAAATTTTATTAAGAGTTAGACTCGACTTTTAATGAAAGTCTTTAGTACGTTAGATTCAAAAGATTATACTGTTGAAGACATGTACGTATCTGCTCCCATGTCTTGGGAGTTACTATCTGGGTCGTCGGGTATACATATTACATCGCCCGACGAGTTGGATGGTGCAATTACAGTAGGTCGTGCTACTAATGACCCAACTGATTTTTTTGAAAGTGATTTTCCTAAAATTAATTCTGATTCTGGTGTATATGAATATATTTTATATTCATCCATAAAACATTTGTTTTATAACAGAGGAAACTTCTATAGTGGGTCGGTATTGACCACTTCTAGTTTAGCAGGATTGCCAAATGATTCTTACGTATTTAGTATTGGACAAAATTTTTATGGGGATAGAGTAAAACCGGGGTCATTTGAAATAACTACAGAAATTGCAAATACGGCAATACGGGATGACGGTAGAGGTAATTTATACTACGTCAGTTCGTCGGTTAATGTATATCTCGGTAATATATTTTACAATACAGGTATTGCAGTCATCAAACACGATACGGCATCGATAAATACTTCTATATCGTCAACTGGATTACAAATAGTAAGTGGCACGAATGTATATGTGGATTATAATAGTGATGTAAAACTTCATAGACATCAAGTGAATGTAAAATTACGTCCTATGGATTTTAATTTTTCTCCATTTAATCCGTCAATATTATCTGCATACACCGCAACGACGGGCAGTGTTACACAGTCATTTAATGAAATGAATATTAAACCGTCCAGTGGAAGTTCAACGTGGAATTTGTATAATTTAATGAGTGCTGGAGTTATCAAACCATATATTACAACAATTGGGTTATATAATGACAAGTACGAATTGTTAGCAGTGGCAAAAACAAGTGAACCAATTCAACGTACTTTTGATGTTAACCAGATATTTATAGTTAGGTTCGATACCTAATACTTGGAGATTTATATGACGTTAGAAGAAAGATATAAAAATGCAGCAGCTAACACGAATGCAGGCAGAGCTAAAGCAAATACGGATTTGGTACAAGACAGTTCAGGCCCTGGTGTAAATTTTATGGATGCTGGTGCACGTATAGGGTCAACTGATACAATGCAATCAAATTTTCAGCAAGAAAAAGCTAAGACCACTGAGTTTGTCCAAGGTACAGATACAGTAATTGCTGCAAATGAACGTAAGGGATTGAGTCGTTGGTATGGAAGAGCATTAAATTATGCATTTACCGATCCAAATGCAACCGCTAGTTCTATAAAAGACTCAGCGTGGAAAACTTATAAGAGTATGAGAACGGATACGCTTGATGCATGGAAGGATAATCCAACCAATTTTCATCGGTGGACGCCCACAGCAAAGTTTGCAATTTCGGCCACTTTATCCTCGTTTGCTAAAGTACGTGCAGCAGCAAAAACTGTTGCAACATAAAATTTATTAAATTACTATAACGGTTATATGAAAAAACGTACTACCAAATTGAGCCACTCAACGGATGTCCATGCAATATTTAATGGAACCCCCGATGAAGTGGCTCAATTGCGTTTACCTAAACCACGAACGCCATCTGCACAAACTGTTCAAAAAACAGTTATTAGAACCGAGTGGCAAGAAAAGTTCTTGGAAAAAATAAAATTATGTCATAAACGCAATTTAAATAAAGTGGTGAATAAGATTTTAAAACGTGCTGATTCCACCAAAATTGCGTTAGTAACTCGTTCAAAAAAACATGGTGTGGAATGTAATATTACCGTGGAAGAATTGCGAGAGCTTCTGTACAAAATGTACGGAACGAAGTGTAAATACTGTGACAAGATATTAAATATTAATACGTTAGTATTCGATCATATTATTCCGATTTCTAAGGGTGGGTCGAGTAATATAGATAATATTCAAATTATTTGTAAGACCAGTAATGGCATGAAAGGGTCGTTAAGTGAAGAAAATTTTCAGATAGTATTAGATTGGTTAGAGACTGTGCCCGAAGAAATAAAAAAAGATATTAGTGTTAGATTAGCACGAGGTGTCATTTAACCCTTGATTTTGTCAAGTGGTTGTGTTATCATTAGAGTATGACTATACTCACACTACTCCAACAAATATTAGGCATATATACGCAGCAGGCAGATGAATATCTATTTCACTGCCCGTTTTGCCATCATGCAAAAAAGAAATTATCTGTTAATATATCAAATAATAAGTGGAAGTGTTGGACGTGCGGTAGTAAAGGTGGTCATATTATTTGGTTATTAAAAAAACTCAATATCTCTAAAGAACTTATTCAACAATTTAAACAAGTGTTGGGTGATGAAGATATTAAGATATATAAAGCAACAACTGCCGATATTAAATTATTTCTTCCTCTTGAATATAAGCCGTTGTGGAAATCTGAAAAAAGTTATTCGTATTTGAATGCTATTTCTTATTTAAAAAATCGTGGAGTGCGGACTGATGATATATTGCGATATCGTATGGGATATTGTGAAACCGGTCCATATGCGGGACGTATTATTGTCCCATCCTATGATAGTAATAATCAGTTAAATTATTTTACCGCACGATCATTTTATGAGGGTGGGATGAAATATAAGAATCCTCCAGTAACAAAAAACATTGTATGTTTTGAGAACATGGTAGATTGGAACGACCAAATAATTTTATGTGAGGGCATGTTTGATGCTATATCTCTTAGGAGAAATGCTATACCGCTACTTGGCAAAACGATTCCGAAGAATTTGGAGCAAGCGTTACTACAGAATAAAGTAAAAAATGTTGTAATTTTCTTGGACGAAGACGCACAATCTGATGCTATGAAATTGGAACAACATCTTAAACAATATGATATGAATGTTAGTGTAGTGTTAACAAAAGGAAAAGACGCAGCAGATATGGGGTTTGAAACTGCATGGGAAGAAATTAGTAATTCTCGCAGTACCACATTTAAAGAATTTATTGGACAGAGGTTATTAAATATATGACACGTAAAGAAGAAATAGAACTTATCGCAAAAGGGTCTGGTGTGGACATTGCTGATATTGAAGAATTGTTAGATTTGATAGATCCCAATGACATGATATCGCCAATAACGGCTGGTATGGCATGGAAAGATTTTTGTAAAAGTTATGATGCAGTTTGGTTAGACCCCAAAGGTATTTCAATGGGAGTGTTTGCAGGATGGTTACTTACAAAGAAGGTATTATGAAAATAAATGTTCCATTTAATAAATTAAAATCTATTGTTCACATTGCTGATATTCACATTCGGTTGTTTCGTCGTCATGAAGAATACGAAACCGCGTTCGAAACATTGTATACAGACATTCGTGCAAAGAATCTTAAAAATTTTGTCATTGTATTGGCAGGAGATATCGTGCATGCAAAGACGGATATGTCCCCAGAAATGGTCGAAGTCACTTCTAAGTTTCTGGCAAGTATTGCCGACATTGCTCCAACAATTTTAATTGCGGGTAATCACGATTGTAATCTTGCCAATACAAACAGATTGGATAGTCTTACTCCAATTGTGAATAGTTTACAACATCCAAATCTTTATTATATTAAGAACTCTGCTATTGTCACGGTTGCAGACACCGACTTTGCGGTGATGTCTATTCTTGATGATGCAACAGAATGGCCACGTGCAGACGAATGTGATTCTTCGCATAGAATTGCACTATACCACGGACCTGTTCACGGTTCAACGACTGATGCGGGATTTACGATTACAAATAGACATGTACACGTAGCCACATTCGACGAATTTGATATGGTGTTGTTAGGTGACATTCATAAGCATCAAGTACTCCAAGATAGCAATCCAGTAATTGTCTATGCATCATCCCTCATTCAGCAAAACCACGGGGAAAGTCTTGACAATCATGGATGGTGTTTGTGGGATGTGCAATCACATACGTTTGAATTTATTCCTCTTCACAATGATTACGGATATGTAACACTAGAAGTATCCGATGGAAATATCACCTATCCGTCACATATGCCGAAGAACGTTCGCATGCGACTGTTCACGGGTGATTTAGATAATACCCAAGTAAAAAAGATTATTACCACGCTTCGTAACAATCATAATATAATTGAACTCAGTGTCAATAAGAGTCGATTCAATAAGACCATCAATCGGTCTACTACGGTTGCCCATGATGCAATGGATTTGACAGATGTGTCATTACAACATACACTGATTACAGATTGGTTGACCAGAAACAATAGTTCATTGGATGCCGAGGTATTAACAGCAATTCAAAAGATTAATACTGACCTCAACGGAAGAATTCAACACGATGACCAATCTAGAAATATTCATTGGCGTCCACTGAAGTTTAAGTTTTCAAATATGTTCTCGTATGGAGAAGACAACGAAATTAATTTCAGTGATATGAAAGGATTGTATGGAATCTTTGCTGCAAACGCAAGTGGTAAAAGTTCTATTATGGATTCGTTGATGTTCTGTTTATATGACAAGACTCCACGGGCATTTAAGGGTGACCATATTATTAATAATCGTAAGGATACGTTTGAATGTGAATTGACCTTTGAAATTAATAATGAGGTCTATGGTATTAAACGAAATGGTGCTCGTAAAAAGAACGGTGATGTCAAAGTTGATGCACAATTCTGGAAGGTAACTCCTACTGGTATTGTTTCCTTGAATGGAGAAGACCGTCGAGATACAAATGCAAATATTCGTAACTATGTTGGGTCATATGAAGACTTTGTAATGACGGCATTGAGTGGACAAACCAGCAACGCATTGTTCATTGATAAATCCCATTCGGAGCGAAAAGATTTACTTATTCAGTTTATGGGATTGAATATCTTTGATAAGTTGTTTGATGCTGCACACGATGAAGCAAAGGAAATTACGGGAGTTCTCAAACGATTTAAGAAGTCAGAAGTTACCGACAATATTGCATCTACCCATGCTCAATTGACTACAGCACAAGAAGAAGTTTCCCATGTCGAAGTGGAACATATGGAACTCAAGGAAAGTCGGGAAGTACTTGATGATGTATTAATTTCTACACAAGAACTAAAAAGACCTGTTCCATCAACGTCCGGCAATCTTGTCGATTTAACTAAGGCATTAACTAATGCAACAACAAATCGTAAGAAGGCACAGGAAGATGTGGCAATTGCAGAATATGCATTGACTGATAGTGAAATGAATTTAACTGATGCGTTAAGTGACTTTGAGCAATATGATATGGGTGCTCTTAAAGAATCAGTAGCTAACTGGAATAAGTTAAATGATATTTTAATAAAGGGAAATAGTGCTCTTCGTGTTGTGAATACTAAAATTGATGAAAAAACAAAATTTAAGAATAAACTATCAAGTTACAAATATAACTTAAATTGTGATGTGTGTGTCACCAACAATGCATCGGTTATTGAAGATTTGGACGCAGTACATAATGAACTAGACGAGTTAAACGCAAAACGGTTAATCCAAGAAGATTCCATTACCCAGATTATTGATAAGATGAAACCGTTGGAAACTGATAAGGAAATATATGAGGAAGCATTGGTTGCCCAGAAAGAAATTGAATCATGTGGGTTTGACGTAGAAAAGTCAAAAACTGTATTAGCAAATTGTAAGGTAGTTCTTGAAAAAATAGAAATTTCTATTCCTAATATTGAGAATGAAATTGTTATTTATAAAACTAACGAAGAAAATATTCTACACAATCAAGCAATTGATATTGATATTGCACAAATTCAAGAAAAGATTACTACGAACAAAAAGATGATGCAGTCGGTTGAACAAAAACTTCGGGCACTACATGGTAATATTAGTGTGTTGGAATCAAAGAAGCAAGAATTAATGAATAAATTAAAGGAAGCAGAAGAATTGGAAATTACCTACGAAGCATATAATCAGTATATGACTGCGATTGGTCGAGATGGTATTCCATATGAACTGATGAGTAAGGCAATTCCTAATATTGAATCGGAGATTAACTCAATCCTTTCACAGATTGTAGACTTTACAGTGGCATTAGAAGTGGATGGGAAAAATATCAATGGTAAATTAACCTATGATTATGATCGTATTTGGCCGTTGGAGAACAGTTCTGGCATGGAACGATTTGTCAGTAGTCTTGCCATTCGTATTGCACTCATGAACGCAAGTAATCTTCCCAAGTCAAATTTCATGATAATTGATGAAGGATTTGGGGTATTGGATGCTGAACACATGCATTCTATGCAAACACTGTTTAATTTACTTAAAACGCATTTTGATTTTATATTAATAGTAAGTCACTTAGAGACTGCCCGTGATATGGTAGATAATTTAATAGAAATTAAAAAAGAGGATGGATATTCTCAAATCTCAATTTAAGTGCGGGGTAAACTATTTATACATACCTGTAGATATAACCGAGAAGTAAATGGCACGCACTAGAAAATCTATACAACCGTTAAATCTTTATAAATACGATGTCCTTATAGAAGATAAGGCCACCAGATCAGATTACTTCAAAGTATCACAATTTGATGGTAACTTTTATGGCGGCCGTAACGCGTTTCTTGTGGCAGGTGCGAGTGTATTAAAACCTAATTCAAGAATACTCGTAGAAATATTAAATAAAGATGGTAGTACAGTATACAGTGCCCCTGTTAGTTCATTTGTTGAAGGAAGTTCCCGTCTTATACAAATTGAAGTATATAACGATACACCGATTGGGGCCGGAAAACTAGTATTATTGGGATGCGCAGAAACATATTTGGACGGTAGACCCATACCTGCAGTGTGGAAAAATAAATATAATGTGCGTTGGATAGTAGATGTTATTATTTCTCCATTAATAGAAAATAAAACTCCTATTAGGTTTGAAAAGACGCCATCTATAGTAGCCACTGAAAAGTTTTATTATGCACCGAGTTCGTCAGTATTCGTACAACAACTTAGAGTTCCGGTGGATGTTGAACTTACTCAACAATATTTTAATGTATTTCCAAATGGATATTTATTAAAAACGCAGGGGTCGTCACAATACAACTCAGACTACCTTGACGGGTTTATCACAGGAACGATTGCCTTTAGTAATAGTACAATTTCTGAAACCGCAAGTATCAATATACCAATTACCAAAATTTATAATAATACTCTTGCGGAATCGCAAGGTGTCTTAATTTATACTAATAAAAATAATTTAATATCGAACGCAATTTTAAGTAGTAGTGGAATATATACTGCTAGCATTCAACCGTTTGGGGTAGTCACGGTAAGTAGTAGTATTAATATTCAATATAATAAACTGCTAACAGTTAATACAGGGTCGTCTGTATCGTTTGCAAAACTTCGATTGGTTGATTTAAAAACTACATCCGGTGAGATTCATAAAGTACGACTTGCATATAAACCGTCTACTGAACCTGGGGAGTTTATAGCATTGGGTGATGTAAACACTACGGTTTCTGAATTATTAACTATTGATAGTAGTAGTAGAATGGTAGAAACGGGACAGTTTGCTGATATAAAAATTAGTGATTACTGGTATAGTGAAACTATGTCACTTCAAAAAAATGCAAGTAATCCAATATTGCCTGCGTACTATATTTCTTCATCATTATCGTCATCATATTTGCCAATTGTGCAATCGTCCACTACATTGATGGATGCAATCTCATCTACTCCGCAAATAGTTAATAATAGTTATGTTAATAACATTTCATATTTTATTGGTACCAAAAATACCAATACAATACAAATATTTCCACGGGTTGAATATACATTAACGTTTGACGCCATAGTAAGTAAAATGTCATCGTCGATTACATTAAATCAAGATGACTATTCATTAGAAATATATTTAGTGCGGGAAGGTGGGTTTGGTACACAACTATTAGAAACTGATAGTCGTGGACAATTACTGGGAACGTTGACACCAATAGCTACATTTCAGCGGCAAAATTTTGAAAATACGGAATTTAATTTTACTCCAAAAATTATTACTACCGGAAATTTTGGATTACGATTTGTTGCATATGGTGGATTTTGGGACATTGCAAACGTATCAATAAAACCTGCACAAGAACCATTTTTTAGTCCAGATGAAATTGATATACTTATTCCCAATACAAACTATCAAACGTCCGTCTTAACCTTCAGAGCCGATTATTTAGACGTTAATAATAACTCTACGGGACTGTATACAATTTCCACACCAGTATACTTTACTGGGTCTATCATTCCACAAACTATTGCAGCTTCTGCATCATATGCAGTAACAGCGTCATATGTACTTCCTTCAGGATTACCTGCAGGAATAAACACGGGGTCATTTACCGGGAGTTTTAAAGGAATATTTACTGGAGATGGGTCGGGATTGATAGGACTCACTTCAGCAAATTCTGGGTCAACTGTTTCTGACCACGGAACAATATTAGGTAATGCAGCAATATTAAATTTTACTGATAATCTTACGGTATCGTTAGCATCGTCCACTGCGTCAATTGGATTAGTAACGGCGTCATTTGCTACAACAGCGTCATTTGCACAAAAAGTACAATCAAGTCAACTCGGATATTTAGAAACTACCTATTATGTTACCCAAGAAGGGTCAGATGCAAATGATGGAAAGACATTGGTAAGTGCATTCAGAACCATTAAAGCCGCTGCGGTTGCTGCAAGTGCAAGTATTGCCGCAAATCCACGCATTCCACCACTTCGAATTACCATCAAAGTAAAAACAGGATATTATATCGAAAGTGCATCAATTTGGGTTCCCCCATATACTTCTATTTATGGTGACGATTTACGTACTGTCGTTGTATCCCCTACCGACGCTACCAAGGGGGAAAATTTATTCTTGATGAATAACGGTACGTATGCATACGGTCTTCGGTTGGAAGGTTGCGAAATTGATAATTTAGAAGATCCCCGTAAAGGATTCTTCTTTGCCTTTGCACCAAGTGCGTCAATTGCAACTTCCCCATACATTCAAAACTGTACATCTGCCCGTGCCCCACAGGATAAATTCTACACGCCATTAACACCAAATGACGGAAATATTTTAGTCGGAAACGGGCCGGGTGGTATGATTGTGGATGACTCTGTACTAGATGGATATAGTCCATTGAAATCTATGATTGTGGATGCCTATACGCAGGTAGCATTTAATGGGATTGGATTATGTGTTCGTGGGCGTGGATATGCACAACAAGTATCCTTCTTTACCAATTTTTCTCGTGTAGGTATATTTGCAATTGACGGTGGACATGCGTCATTGTTGAATTCAAACACCACGTTTGGTGATTATGGATTACGATCTAAAGGAAAGAGAATACTAGTTATTCCCGATATTTCAACAGTAAGTAATTACACCAGTTCAGTAGATTATGCAACGGTAGTAGCACAAAAGTCAAATATACAGACATATATGATGAATAATCTGATAGTGAGTGGGAATTATTCATCGTCATATTCCACAAATACTGCCGTATCTGCTTCAACTATTAAAGATTCTGGATTATTAATTGATGCAATTGCCGCAGATTTATTGGTAGTATCGGCCTCACGAACATCAAATTTCGTCCAAGGATTATTTCAGGGACAAGATATAAGCGTGGGGAGTATTTACACAATCAACAGTGCCAGCGGATTTGACAAAGGTGCTATTGCCGCATTTCGTGTAAACGACGGACTTAAGATGACACATGACTTTACTGCGTCATATAAGTATATACGGGACTATATATATACAATTGGGGGATTAAATGCATCCGCTAAGTTAAAACTAAGTCAATCATTAGATGTGGGAATAAAAACACTTCAAAGTGTTGTTATAAACGTAGAACCCACCTTGTTACAAGAGTTTGGATCATTAGTTACCTCTACGTCACATGACTTTTCCTATGCAGGTTCTGGTGTAAACTTCTTGGCACTTCCCGCAAACCAATCCGGTGTTGGCGTAACAAATATTGAACTGCGAGTATACGAAGAAGACGGCGGACGAGTATATCATACGTCAGGTGATGAAACTGGAGATTTTTACGCAGGAAACGACTTTATCATTCGACAAGACACCGGAACGATTGATGGAAGAACTTTTAGTAAATCAATTGCTGCACAAGTTACTCCATTGCAATTGGCATTAGAATCCATTTAAATAGGAAATATTCATGGCAACAAAAATACCAATTAATACATTTAAACTCGTACCAAAAGATTTAAATGGTGGAGAAAATATTATTTATACAACTCCGGTAAATGTATCGACAATTATTTTATCGTTACATCTTGCCAATTATTCTACAACGGACCAACGAGTAAGTGTTCGATTGGTTAGTGGGTCAGTTACGGCATCAATTTTAGTGGAAGCATTGGTTCCAACAAAAGAAACTCTGAATCCATTTAGTGGTCGAGTGGTGTTAGAAACTAGTAATAGTCTAGTGGTGAGCGCGTCCAATTCAGGAGCAATACAGGCAGCACTGTCCATTCTTGAAAACGCAAATACCTAATATATAATATGGGAAAATATACCACGCGGCTACCATTAGATATTAAAATAGGTGACCCACAAAATAATCACATTCCAATCTATGACCAAACTAGGGGACTGTGGAATACAGTATCTACTAGTTCGTTAATATTTTCAACTACCAGTGCGTCATATGCTACCACAGCATCCTATGTAGCAGGAAATGTTCTTTCTGCTTCATATGCACTAAGTGCAAGTCATGCAATAGTAGCAGACGCAGTAGAAATTGTTGCCGGTGGAAGTATAACTGGATTGGGAGCATATTCGGGTTCATTTACTGGATCATTTACTGGATCTATTTTTGGAACCGCAAGTGTATCGATAAGTTCATCAATTGCCACTTCGGCCTCGTATGCACTTACGTCAAGTTATGTAACTAACGCATCAGTATTCCCATTTACGGGCAGTGCAATTATATCGGGAAGTCTGAGTAATACAGGTTCACTCTCAGTTTCGGGTTCTACTACTTTATTTAATACTCTAACTATTAATCACAACCCACAATTAAATTTTGTCGGTAATACTGCATTTTTACGATATTCCACGGGAGATTTTAGACTAGGAACTGATACTGGCGGTGGTATAATCTCCTTCATGACAAACGGAACTACTGCATGGTATATTGACACGAGCCAACGTTTATTACCAAATTTTGGTAATACAATGGATATTGGGTTGACCGGCCAACGTGTTAAGACCATATGGACTACCAACATTAGTTCTTCCAATCCAATTGCAAGTTCGTCCTTTGCTACCACGGCAAGTTGGGCCAATAACGTTACATCTGCGTCATTTGCAACTACGGCTTCCGCTGCAACGTCAATTACGTTTACTCCACCAACCGCATCTTACGCATTAACCTCATCTATAGCCACAACGGCGTCCTATGTAGCAGGAAATATTTTGTCAGCATCCTACGCACTAACGGCATCTATTGCAACTTCAGCATCTTATGCGTCACAATCGTTCTTTGCAACCTCTGCATCTTATGCTTCTTCGTCGTTAAGTTCGTCTTACGCATTAACGGCCTCCGCAGCAACGTCCATTACGTTTACTCCACCTACAGCGTCTTACGCATTAACGTCATCGTTTTCTACTACTGCGTCTTACGTAGTAGGAAACGTACTTTCGGCGTCTTACGCATTAACGGCCTCCGCCGCAACGTCCATCACGTTTACTCCGTCAACTGCGTCCTACGCACTAACGTCATCGTTTGCAACGTCGGCGTCTTACGCTTCTTCTTCATTGAGTTCATCCTACGCAATAAGTTCTTCTTATGGAGTAATTGCATTAAGTTCGTCCTATGCGTCACAGTCATTTATTTCAATTTCATCATCATTCACAACAACGGCAAGTTATGCAACAAGTGCATCATATGCACCAATTTCTAATACGGGATCATTTTCTGGTTCATTTACCGGAAAATTTACTGGCGATGGGTCGGCATTAACTAATTTAAGTGCAGTAGGAGCAGGAGTAGATATTACTGACGAAGGAACTTTCCTAGGAAACGCAGGTAGAATAGAATTTGGTAATTATCTAACGGCAACAGTTTCATTTGCAACGGCATCTATTAATGTAATATTACCATCATCGTTAAGTACAGGATCATTCTCTGGATCATTCACCGGATCTTTATATGGTACTGCATCATTTGCAACCTCAGCGTCTTACGCTTCTTCGTCGCTAAGTTCGTCTTATGCACTAAGTTCTTCAAATGCAATAAACGCAGTTAGTTCATCCTATGCATCACAATCATTTTTTGCAACATCTGCGTCTTACGCTTCTTCGTCGTTAAGTTCGTCCTACGCTTCTCAATCATTCTTTGCAACTTCTGCGTCTTACGTAGCAGGAACCGTGTTATCGGCATCTTACGCATTAACGGCTTCCGCAGCAACGTCCATTACGTTTACTCCACCCACGGCGTCTTACGCACTAACGTCATCGTTTGCTACGTCTGCGTCTTACGCTTCACGTTCATTCTTTGCTACGTCGGCGTCCTACGCTTCTTCGTCGTTGAGTTCATCTTACGCACTAACGGCTTCCGCAGCAACGTCCATTACGTTTACTCCACCCACTGCGTCCTACGCACTAACGTCATCGTTTGCAACGTCGGCGTCTTACGCTTCTTCGTCGTTGAGTTCATCCTACGCATTAACGGCTTCTGCAGCAACGTCGGCGTCTTACGCTTCTTCGTCGTTGAGTTCATCCTACGCATTAACGGCTTCTGCAGCAACGTCCATTACGTTTACTCCGTCAACTGCATCATTTGCAATAACTGCGTCATATGTAGCAGCGGGAGCAGTTGGTGGTATTGTTACTTCTGCTTCCTACGCACTTTCATCCTCATTTGCCACAACTTCTTCTGCAGCAACGTCAATTACGTTTGCCGTTAACACAGGCTCGTTTACTGGTTCGTTCATCGGAACGCACAGCGGGTCTACGTTTGGTACCAGCAGTTGGGCACAATCATCGTCAGTGGCAATTTCATCATCCTTTGTCGTCTCGGCATCGTATGCAGTTAGTGCAAGTCGGGCAATATTAGCAGATACGGTAGAAGTTATTTCGGGCGGAAGTATCACGGGATTGGGAGCATATTCGGGTTCATTTACTGGGTCATTTACTGGGTCAATTCAAGCAACAGGTGTACTTGGCAACATCTTAACACAAACATCAAGTTCCATTGGAATCGGTGATTATTTTTATGACACGGGAGTTACTGTAACTTCATTAGTTCCCACTGGTCCTGCGGTATATGAATTACTTACGCAATATAACCCAAACACCGCAGGAAGTAGTAATTATCGCAACATTATTCATGGTAATATTTATATTAACGACGGATACGACGGTATACAAAATGTAGTTACCGTTCAATATAACGAATTATTTAGATCAATCGGGTCGGGAAGTTACGATGGGGCAGGTTCAAACGTAAATGTATCGTTTGTAAATACAACCAACGCATTATCAGCAACCGAACGGGTCACCGTTCCAATTGCCAGTGGTTCGTGGCAAATGCGAATTAGATTTAGTGAAAATTCAACACCACCGGGAACAGTAGAGTACCGGTCGGTGCGACTCTTGAGAAAATTATAATATGAGTAGAACTATTCAATTACACACAGGTAATCAAAGTCTGATTACGTTGGCAACCTCTGCTTCCTTTGCACCAACTATACTACCGGCTGGAACAGTCAGTAGTTCTGGCCAAGTATCCTACACAGGTCTTTCTAATATACCCACAAACATTGTATCTAGTTCTGCACAAGTTACGGCATTCTTACCTGTGGGAACGGTATCAAGTTCAGGACAAATATCGTATGCAGGACTCTCCAACATTCCATCGGGTATTGTATCTAGTTCGGGACAAGTATCCTACGCCGGACTATCCAATATACCCGTAGGTATTGTTAGCAGTTCTGCACAAGTTACCGTGTTATTACCTGCGGGAACCGTCTCCAGTTCTACACAAATTAATACGGGATCATTCTCTGGTTCATTGACAGGAACATTGATTGGTACCGCGAGTTGGGCCGCAACAGCAAGTAATTTGACAGGTGGTACCGCAAACTACATTCCATTGTGGATCAGCGCAACTGCACAAAGTTCCAGTGCAATATATCAAACTGCGGGAAATATTGGTATTGGAAATCTTACACCTGGCACTGATGGTGGTGTCACTCCTCGTCTTGCAGTAGCAAATCCATCAAATGTTGATAAATTTGTGGGCATTGGATATGATAATACGGGAGACTACGGATTTGTACACAGTATTCATAGAGCTACCGCATGGAAAAATCTTGCCATTCAAGCATTTGGTGGAAATGTTGGTATTGGAACAACAACTCCCTCTACCACATTAGATGTTAATGGAATATCTACATTACGTGGTAATTTATTATTTGCTCCGGCTGGCGCACATGATATCGGTGCAGATAAAACAAATCGTCCTAGAAATGTATATGTGTCCTCTTCTATTTTAGTGGAAAGTAGTAGTGCAAACGGTATTACTACAATGCTGAAAGACGGATTTCTTTCATTAACATATGGAAGTTATGGAAGTAAAATTTTGGCTAATTGGTTCCCTGCCAGTTATGCAGGCATTGATTTTGAAAGAGGAAGTGACGCCTTATTATTTGCTGGTAGCTCCGTTGACATAACATCAAATGTAGTTTACGATGGATCTGCGGGCGTTCGGGCCAAGGCTGCAAGCTCTGCGGTGTTCTCACAAATAGCGTCCACGGGATGGATTTGGTATCACGGCGGCTTTGGAGCTTCTGGTTCAGCAATAACTCTTTCGAATAAAATGTTCTTGGATACTTCTGGAGTTCTAGGATTATATAATAATTTAGAATATATTACAGACAATTCATATGACATAGGAAGACCCACAACACGTAGACCACGAAATATTTATGTTGCAGGAAACGTTTCGGCAAGTTCATATACAAGTTCACTTGGATTCTTAACAAATGGTACAATTGGATATAGACACGTATCGGGGTCAGTTACCGCATTACTAAGAGCAAATCCAACTACAACTGCGGTAGAGTTTGGGGCAGAAACAAATCACGTAGTCAATATGACTATAAATAATACACCAACATATCAGTTTGGAGCGGGAGCGTTTATTCCAATCTTTGCAGCATATAATTTAGGTGCATTAATAAATCCGTGGGATAAAGTATTTGCAAATAATATTTTTTCTAGTGGTTCAATTGTACATACTGGTTCTATGCAAATAGTATCGGGAACACTGGCAGTACAATCAATATTTGAAAAAGTATCAGTCACCGCATCCGCCGCCCCAGCAACACTAAACTATAATGTATTAGATCAAGCAATATTATTTCATAGTGCAAGTTCCACGACAAATTGGACGTTAAACTTCCGTGGCAACGCAAGCACAACGTTAAACAGTGTAATGTCTACGGGGCAAAGTTTAACAACGACACTAATGGTATTAAATACGACCACTGCCTATTCGGCATCGGCATATCAAATTGATGGAACGTCAATAACTCCTCGTTGGCAGGGCGGAACATCTGGCTCGGCAAACTCAAATAGTTTAGATGCACATACATTTACTATAATAAAAACATCAGCAACTCCTACGTATGTGTTGTTGGGTTCAATTACTAAGTATACATAATATGACACCATTATTAGGAACATTTAGTGCTGGAAGCATACGAGCATTTGCACGGGGAATTGGTAGTGCTGGGGAATCTCAGATTGCATATACTACAGTTGGTACATATACATTCATAGTACCCGCCGGAGTAACTACGGTGTCGGCTGTAGCAGTTGGTGCCGGGCAAGGTAATGGTAATTACGCATATGGTAACTTAGGTGGATTTGCTGGAAGTTTGTCCTATCTACGATCCCTTGTAGTAACGCCAGGTGAATCGTTAACTGTTGTAGTTGGTTCGGGAAGTGCAGGAACCAACTCCTCTGCTGTTATTTTGGCTGGACAACAATCATCTATATCCCGTGGAGGCACAGTACTATTACGTGCCCGTGCTGGCGGTGGCGGTACTAGTATTGGTACTAGTTCATTTGGAGGAGAATCCACGGGATATGCTGGAAATGGTGCAGCAGGATATGCACCTTCAACAACTCCGATTACCACTGGTGGTGCCGCTGGCCAGTACGCTGGTAACTTCGGAAATCCTGGTGGAAATGGATCTAGTGGTGGCGGTGGCGGTGGTGGCGGACCATCATTTTATAACGATGCGGAAGCTGACGCCTCGTTTTTTACTGGCGGCGGTGGTGGTGGTGGCGTTGGCATTTTAGGATCTGGATCAAACGGGGTTGGTGGTGCAGGGGGTGAGCTTGAGTATCAAGGTGGAGCTGGTGGTACGGGGGGTTCCGGTGGCACCAACGGTGCAGGTGGTGGCTCAACTTTTGATGCAATAGGAGGTAATGGTGGTAATTATGGCGGCGGCGCCGGTTTGGGTGGGGCATACGCAAACCCTGCATCTCTTGGTAGTTGGACAGAGTTTTATTCCGGTGGAAACGGGGCAGGTGGCGCAGTACGTATTATATGGGGTTCAAATAGATTTTACCCATTAACAAATACAGCAAATGTTTAACTAAACTGGAGAAAGTACAATGAGTGATATAGATTTGTTGGTTATAAAAGTAATAAATGGGGTGGTAACAGACTACCCAGTAACATATACTAATTTTTTATTAGCATTCCCTACTTGTCCGGTGGAAGAAACTCCCACCAATGAAATAATCTCTCAATACGGATACGAAGTATTTGTTGCTACACAGAAACCAACAAATAATAAATTTGAACACGTAGCAGTTCATGTGGGATATAATAAGATAAATGGTGTGTGGACTGATGCATGGTCAATTGTTCCATTTACCGAACAGGAAATACTTACTGCAAAGTGGCAAAATATACGAACACATCGTAATTTTTTATTACGACAAACAGATTGGACTCAATTGCCCAATATCACAATTTCCAACGAAGAAAAATTGTTATGGATAGAATTTCGGCAGAATCTAAGAGACATACCACAATTATTTTCTTCTCCTGACGAAGTAAGTATGCCCATATATCCAGCAGATAATTATATTTTTAGAGAAATTTTTTAATAGAGATAAGATATGGCAACGTGTTTTGATTATGGATTGGATGCATGTTTTGGTGGTACCTGTGGTACACCTAATTACGTGTGTCAAGAAATTGAGGTTGATCTATTTTGCTGCGTGTACGTTGCGCCCACGGCAACGCCAACCAATACCCCAACGGTAACGCCCACCAACACACCAACAGCAACCCCAACTAATACGCCGTTAGCGGCAACGCCAACTAATACTCCAACAGCAACACCAACCAACACGCCCACCAACACACCAACAGCGACCCCAACTAATACGCCGTTAGCGGCAACACCAACCAATACTCCAACAGCAACACCAAC